CCTCTAGCCAAATTTTGTAGGCAGCCCATTCTGATGTGCCGTTGTCTTCAGCCGGTAAAAACACCACAACGCCGTTAGCATCAATCTGCCGGATACCGTTACCAGGAAGTAATTGGTAGTTCATTGTCAAAGCTCAGCAGAGGCGGTCCACGCAACATAGCAGTCTGCTGCGGCCGAAACTCCTGTTGCAAAAATAAGATAGTTTTTGGAACTATTTACGGCGGCATTTGTACTTGCGTTGTAATCAGTAGTCGACGCAGTTAATTTACCAGTAGTATTAGCATTTTGAGTTGAATAAGTAGTTGCATTAGGTGTATCGCGCATCTCAGGATTAAACTTCAGGTTAATGTGAGGCGAAGTACTGCCACCCATCAAAAAAAGAAAATCATTTCCCCTATTGCCCGACGTGACTGTACCAGGGACAACGCCAGTGGCATAAGACTTCTGAAAATAACGAGAACACAACGCCAGCTCCTGCCCGAAGCTCCTGCGCTCGAAAGGAGTCGCGACGCTGCCGGCTTCAAGTTGGACGCCGGTGATGTAGAAGGTGGCGCCGTTGGTGCCGACGACGCTGGTGGCTCCGGTGGCGGAAACAGCACCAGATGTTCCCCATGAACCGGCCGTTGCACTGGCGCTTGTTCCGCAACCAAGTCCAAAAGTAATAGCAATGCCAACACCGTTATCGGCAACCCAAGTTCCTGAAGTATCGCCAGGGACCGTAATGGTTTTTTGCTCCCAAGTGTTAGCTGCGCTGATTGAATAGGAAAATGCGTAAGTCCTGTTAAAACCTGAATTGTTTAATGCTCCACCAAATGTACCAGTCAGGCTAGACCTTACCCAAAAGGACAGGGTTATGTATTTCGCACTGGCCTTGCCAAAATCAAAATCGCTTAAATTGAATCCTTCAACAAGTTGGCTAATTAAAAATTGATCCGACGCGGTTATTGAATAAGCGGATGAGGACGTAACACCCAGGTAATAATCAAAGCCGCTTGGTGGCGTTACCGTGCCCGCATTGCGTTGAACAGTAAATTTGGATGCTTGAGTTACGTAATAGTGCCAACGGTCAAGCGTATAAGTGCGTGCAACTGTGGTAGATGCCGTCACACTCGCCCCAGCATTGCGCTGGTCGATCCGCATGTCGCCGTTGATGATGCGGTTGCGAGCACCACTGAGCGCCCCACCGTTAAGGCTGCTGAGCTGCGCGGTGGCACTGCCGTCTGATGCCAGCACAATGGCGGGCGAGGCTGCCGAGGCGTGTTGAAGGTTGGTTGTTTTTAAGGTCGACATAATCAGCCCTCGTAGAGAATGTTGATCGACCCGGCGTCAAAGGTGTCGGTGCCGTTGACGTGTGTCAGGCGGACGCGATCAAGAGTGGCTCCTAACGCGATACTTCCACCACCACCTGCCCCTAGCGTTGATGTACCGCTTACGCCGCCGCTGTAAGAAAACACCCAAGTGTTGCCAGTTAAGTTTGTAATGATGGCATTGCCATGTACTACTTCTCCCGCTGCACCGGCATAAACGCCAAATCCGGCAGTCGTTGAAAATGGTGCGCCGAAATACCCATAACTACAAACATAGCCCGAAGTTGTTACTCCACTGCTTGTGCCAAGTTGCAAAAGGTTATGCGATGCCCCGTTGCCACTGACGCCTTGAAGCATCACCGTGATGCGCTTGACCCAACTCGGGATGCTGGTGAAGTCTTTGCTGGTGCCGCTGGTCGTTGCCTGAGCGGTTTCAAGTACCATCCGCCCGCGATCAGCAAAGCTCAGGGTGCCGCTGCCGTTGGTGACCAGTGCCTGATCGGCGGAACCATTACCAGTCGGAAGCACCAGTGTGTTCGACCCAGCCACCGCCGGAGCGTCGATCTCGGTGTAACCCGATGTGCTGCCGTTCAGTCTGAGTGTCATTGGTTTGCCTCCAGGGCGGTCTTGATTTCGTCAGGGGTAGACGCGCCTTCGATCACGTCTTGAACAAGGGCGTACTTCTCACGAATGGCTTGACGAGCTTCCTCAGCAGCGGTGGCATCAGCACCAGGAATCTGCTTCATGATCACCTCGTCGTAGGGGGCGAACTCGTCAGCGCGTTGCTGGCGGCGATGGTCGTGGCCGATCTCTTTGCACTTATCGAGGTCGTGCTCCACGCAGCAGTCACGCATGACCCACGCATTGCGGAAGTAGCGGTCGCTGGGGATGTCGGCTTCGTCCACGATCTCGTAGGGCACGCCTTCGGGCACATCCTTGAGAGCCAGCTCGACGGACTCGGTTGGAATGATGATGGAGACTCCGCCGGTCTCGTTTTGGTAGATGATGCGTTTCATGGCGGGTTATCGGAAGATAGCGACGCAAATGTATTTATTGTCAGCTAATGCGCTTGTGCTCATATTTCTTGTAGTAAATCTAAAAGCAGTTGTTGTTCCGGCAACTTCACCACTACCCGAATCAAAAAGGTTTGGTCCGCCCATATAAACCCCATAAATTGGGGAAGTTTGAGCAACAACAGTATAGTTTCCATCCGCCAACGCCGACGTAAAGTTCACCGTATAGTCCCCCGTCCCGTTATCCGTAATGCTGCTCACGTTGTAGCTGGCGCGGATTGCCACGGTGCCGGTGCCGTTGAAGTTCACCCACGCCTTGCAGAGTTGCCCCTGCTCAGTGGTGCCGATCTTGGCGTAGGTGACGGCGTTGGCAGCCAGCACATCAGTGTCAACCGTGCCATCAGGGATACCCCCAACGCTGATGCCGGTGATTGTTCCAGAGCCGTTGATTGCGATTGGCATGACTTACACCACCGTCCAAGAGGCGCCCGAGGGCACCGTAACGGTAACTCCGCTATTAATCGAAATCGGTCCGGCTGACATGGCGTTTTTGCCAGTGCTCAAAGTGTAATTGGTAGTCACCGTCTGGCCATTCTCGTAAAAGATGTCATCAGACGATCCACCCGTTGCACCGCCGCCGATTGCGCCCCATGCGCTGGCTTTGTAGCCCTCGAACTGGTTGAGGGTGGTGTTGTACCGGATCATCCCGTTGACCGGGGAGCCGGGTCGTTGGCCGGTGGTGCCGTCCGGCAGTTCAAGCGCCGTGGTGGTGCCGAGGATGACGTCGCCGGTGAACGTGGCGCCAGCCAGAGATGCGAGGCCGAGGTTCGTGGAGGCCAGCGTGCCAACGGTTACGAAGGCCGAGTTGGCGGCATTGCGGATTTTGAGCAGGCCGGTGGTGGTATCTGCCCAGAGTTGGAAGGCGTAAGTAGTGGTCGGTTCAGTGGCGCCGCTGTTGTTGGTGGCGATTGCAGCAAGGGCACCGTTGAGGTCTGAACGGACTGCCGCCCCTGTGCCGTTGGCTATGACGTAATCGTGCTGAGCCACGAATCAGGCGTCCTCTAATACAAGAAGTCTAGCCTTCCCGTCCATATCCGGTTGCACTCCATGTGAAGTTGCGGGTAACAGGACTGCCGCCGGAGTTGAAAAAGCTGATCTGGAAGCCGGTGCCAGTCACGTTGGAGATCTGGAAGTAATCGCCGGCCTGCAGGTTTTGTGCCGTCACACCGACGCTGGGCAGGTAGGCGTTCAGGCCGCCGATGCTGGCCGTCCCAGTGAAGAACGGGTAGGGAAAGGTCACGGCGGTGTTGGTGGTGCCGCTCGCTGCGGCGTTGCTCTGCTCGGTCCGGCGTTGGACGGTGGCGAGGTAGCCCAGCTCATCGACAAGGATGTTTTCGGCAACGTCGTTGCTGGTCAGCGTGGTGCGGAACTGGAAGCCACGGCCACGGAAGGTGCCATTGACGAACGGCTGGAATGCGCCCCAGGTCGGGGTGCCGCTCGGGTTGTCGGTGGTGCTGCGGAGTTCGAGGATGGCGTTCACCGCGTCGATCACACCGCCGTCCCAATCGCTCCAGTCGTCCACTTCGGCTAAGCGACTGTCGATCAGATCGCTGGGGTAGTAACCACGGGTGACGAAGTAGCGGCTGAAGTCGATGGAGAAGGTGTTGCCGAAATCGACGGTGGTGGCGAAGTCGTAGGTGCCGGAAGACTGCACCGAACCCATCACGTCGAAGGTGGGCAGCAGATCCACATCAGGCACGTCATCCAGCAAGTCCGAGCCATCCAGCGTCAGGGCGTCAAACTCCTCGCTGTAGAAGGTGTTGGTGCGTGTGCCCTGGAACGGTGGCGCATCTTGATCTTCGCGGCGATTGATCAGCGTGAGTGGTGCCAGCGTGTCGGGCAGGTCGATGATGATGCTGGTTTCGCTGGTGCTTTGGCGGCCGCCGTCATCCTCGAACTTGACCAGCACCTCGCCTTCCACCAGCGGGATGATGGCCTCGGTGGAGCTACCGGATTTGGCGGGAATCAGGTCAACGCTGTTGCTCCAGCTGGCGCTGCCATCGGTCAAGTTGCTGTGGCGGATGTGGATTTTGCCGCCAACCTTTACGTCAAGGTCTACGGTTTCGTCCCAGCGCAGGCGACCGGAGTTGGCGTTGATGGCCTCAAAGCTGAGGTTTTGTACGTTGCCGGGGACGGCGGTTTTGCCGACAAGTTGGAATTGATCGGCGGCTATTGCACCACCTTTGTTGACGTAGTTGTACGCCTGAATTTGTACGTAAAGCGTTCCGGGATGCGTGTTGAGGATCTTGATTGACGGCGAGGTGGTGTTTACCTGCTGCCAGTTGTCGTTATCGACGCGGTATTTAACGCGAAACTCCGAGACGCGATCTTTGGGGCTGATCCAGCTAAGGGTGAAGCCGGAAAAAACGCTTTGGCCGTCTTGGTATAGATATTCAGTGCCGTCAATGCTGCTGACTGCATCGGGCGGGTCGCTGAGGTTGCTGATGTCACGGACGGTCAGCGTGTTGTCGCTTTCAATCGCGTTGTAAATGCTGCTGTTGTATTGCAGGGCGGTGACGCCGTAGATGCCGTCGTCCGATTCGGCGACGTTGAGGACGCGGAATTGCTGGGATTCGATGTCGTCGGTTTGGATCAGCCAGATGGCGTTGGCGTTGGGTGCTTCGCTAAATGGGTTGCCGACCGTGATGGTGCGGTCGCTGATGGATTGGATCGGGCGAAGTTCGACGTTGCCGCTGGGCAGGATGACCGAAATACGCGGGTTACTTGCCAGATTGACGGACAGGCTGCTGCTGGAGTCAACCGTGATGGTGGTTGTGGTGGCAGAACTGACGCGGCCACTGCGGCGTGTACCAGCCTTCATCGGATCGGCAATGTCAATAACCATCCCAGGGCGCAGGATGATGCCGCTGTCGATAGACACCGAGAAGGTGACGGTTTCGGTCAGGTTTTGTTCGCTAAGTAGCGCCCACTTACCAGCGCGATGGGCTTGACCTTGGCTGTAACAACCGAGGGCTTTGATGTCTTTGTTGATGATGCCGTATTTGGCTACAGCGTCTGCGTCTTCGACGTATTCGTACTCAACTTCGCCAAGAGTGTCGTAGGACTGCCAAGCAACGGTGGCGACACTGTGGCGGGCTTTTTGTGATGTGCCGCTATAAACAAAAATGCCATCAACAACATTGCTTTGTCCGAGCAGATATTGCGAGTCGGTCGGTTTGTCCTGCTGGAGCACCAGCGAGCCGGCGCCGTAATACGCGATGCCACGGAACAGGCTGGTCATCTCTTGGATGACGTTGTAAACCTCGTCGCGGCTGTTAATTAGTAGGTTGCAGGAGAAGCGTGGTTCTAATCCGTTTTTGCCGTCTTCAACAAGGGCGTTGCAGTATTGGCTGATGGCGTAGAAGTCGTAGCGATCCAGGCTGCTGGTGGGGATGCTGGCGCCATAACGGGTGTTGGTGAGCAAATCCCAGAGGCACCACGCTGGGTCGTTACACCACGTTGCAGCGCCGAAGGTGCCGTCCCAGACGCCGGAATAGGTGACGCGACCCAAGTACGTGGTGGTATCGACGGTGGCGTTGCTGGGCAGTTGGATTTTTTGTCCACGAATCAGATACTTGCGAGTTGGGATTGAATCGAACTGGCGGGAATCAAACCGCAAATATGCCAATGCGCTGTTGGGATAGCGCAGCTTTTCGTCGATAATTTCGGTGTAGCTGAACCAGTAGGTTTGGTTTTGACGTTTGGTGCTGGATTCGTCGGCGCTGACGCGGATAACTTTGATGTCAACGGGGAACGCACCAGACAGCGGGATCATGTAATCGCGCTGGTAGCGGTTGCTGGTTTTGCCGCTGATCGTGTCGTCTACGACGGTTGTGTAGCCGCCGGCGTTGTACTGGACTTGGATGCGGACTTGGACGCTGTGGCCAACAATGTCGCCGTCATCTTCGATAATTTGCAGCGATGGGACTTGCAGCGTGACGCGCACACGATCCACGTCCGAATCGGTGATGGTGCGGACAACGGGCGTGGCATTAACAACTTCGACGTTGACGCCTTCTTCGCTCTCGGTGCCAATCGCGTTGCTGATGTAGCTCTGGGCTTGCGTGCCAGTGCGGGTGACAACTGTGTAGCCCTCGAAGTTGGCGTTGTTGGCGGCGTCGCGGACTGGAGTGCCTTCCAGATAAATACCCTTTTCGCCGTTTTCGATGCCGTCGATCTCGCCTTCACACAGCAGATCCAGCACGCTGGCGTATTGAACTGACTGGAGTGAGTCGTCGGCTTCTGTTGGGGTGCGGCTGGAGCCACCGCCACCACCGCCGCCTTTACCGCCGCCACCGCCTCCGCCGCCAGCACCAGCAATGCCGAGACCTAGGCCGGCGTTGTGGACGCGGATGTTGTTGGCGATGAAGGTGTGATGGCTTTCGACCGTCAGGTTGTAGACCGTGCCAGTGCAAAACTCGGTCTTGCCGACGATGGGGCGCAGGTGGTTATTGGCGTCAACGAGGCAGTCGTCGGAGCCCAGAGTGTCGATTTCGACGAAGGCGTTGAATTGGTTGAGGACCCAGTGGTTAGGGGTGGCATCAAGATGCTGGCCGCCCCAGAGCGTGTAACGGATAACGCGCTCGCCTTCGTGCTCGTGAACTTTGAGGATCTTGGCTTCGTGCAGTCCGCCTTCGTCGTCAAAACTCAGGACAAGATCACCGGCCTGCAGCTCGTCAATGCGGCGCGTGCCGCCGGGAATTGCAACAAGGGTGTGCCCTAGGAAGCAACCGCCACCGCCACCACCGCCAGAGCCGACAATTCGTGTCATATCAGTTGGTCAACGTCGAGACCGCTGGAGAGAACAGCGGAACCGACAAATACACGCCCATAGGCAATAGGAACAGGTAAACCTTGCTTGGCGGTGTTGACGATGCCTGAGAATGTAAATGACTCCATCTTTGCAGCATCACGTCCGCGTTCAAAAGTGGATGTCGATTGAACTGGAGATGGTGAAATTGCTTGGGCAATGCCGCCGAGGACAAGACTGGCGCCGACCAGACTAAAAGCAGTACCCAATGCAGTCGCAAAAGCGCCACCTGCTGTACCAACCGCGCCAATAAACGGTACGGCTAGTTGTGAGCCAGCGGCAACTTGCCCAAAAATACTTGTCGTGCCAAACAAACCAGCACCAGGCAATAAAAAGGACAGTGCAATAAGACCCACGCCAATGCCAATTTGTGCGCCCGTACCACCAGCGCCCGCAATTACTGGGGTGATGCTTAAAACTTCGCGCTCACTCCACGGACTAGCAACTAGCGGGTAATTGTTCTCATTAATCTTTTCTTTTCCGATTGTTACGCGATAACTTACACCGTCTTTTTCGCTGTCTAGCAGCCATCTATCTAAGCCGGGGAAGTTTACACACAGTGCTTTGAACGCCTGCGCTGGCGTGTCGGCTTCAAACTGGAAGCGGCATTGCCCCAGCTTTTTGCGGAGTGCGCCGTAGACCTTAACGACTTTCATGCCGCAGGACTCGGGCGGTGCTCTTCAAATAATAACCGCCGTACAGATCACGGCTACTGAGTCGGCCTT